TCATACTTCACCGCCGCATGGGTCGGATCAATCACATGGCCCACGCCCACCGTCCACAACAGCGCCGGACAACGGTAAGGCTTAGTCCTCACCCCTTCGTGGTGCTTTACAAGTTTAATCAGTTCAGGGCTAACCTTCACTTTTGCGAGAACGCTCTGCCACCAAAATGGAACGCAATGATGGACGCCAGAATTGCCATCTCATCGTCGCTAAATACGTTTTCCATCGCAATCGCAAAGGGGATGCCGGTCGTGTAGGCATACCAAACGCCAGCCACGTTCAGCGCGACCAACTCCAGCACGAAAATGTACGTCACAACCGGGCGGACGCTGGCACGCAAGTTGATCATCCACTGACTCGCACCCTTGCCAATCTCAATGTCGTGGTTGTACAAGGCTTGGCGTTCCTCAGCAGCCGTCTGCGTCTGGATTTGCTCCAGTTTGATTTCCTCAACCCGTGCCTGCGCGATAAACCCACGCTCTGCAAGGGCCAACTCACGCTCTTTCTGGGCTGCGACAAGGGCCAGTTCATGCTTCTTGTCCTGCCGGTCTTGGAAGATTTGCAGAATCTTGGGCAGTCCACCCGCAAGGAACGATAAAAACGTGCTAATCATGGTCATCATTTTTGTCGCTCCTCCATCAGTTTGACGCGCACCTGCAAGTCATGGATGTCCTCCATGATGTCGTCTTTGAGTTCCTGACGACGGGACGCGCTTAACGGGCTATCGGTAGGTACACCTTCAGGCGTAATCAACGCGGGCATCTTGCTCTCAACCGACATCAGACGATTGTTGAACGATGCAATTTCCGTGAGCAGCCAGCCAACAGCAGCCAGCAGTACCGGGAACAACATATCCACAATCTTCTGCATGTTCACTTCTGCAATGCCTCCACCAGCATCATTGCCATGGAACCCAGCGCACCGACCAGCACCAGAATGACCGTGCCTCCGACTGAGATCACGAGTCTCTCCAGACGCTTTAAACGCGCATGGATCGCTTCGTACCGTACCGAACAGACATCAATGTGGCTGGTCACGGTCACTTCCAGTTCTTGCACGGTGGTCATTTCTTGATCTCGTAGTAGTTATTTACAACGACGTACAGATATACCGCGCAGGCCAGAGCCGTGATCCAGTACACATTTACATACCACAGCGCCCAGACCGCAGCGAGTTTGAGCGTTACCATCACCACAAGCGGATCGGCCTTTTCAAACAACTTGGCGAGTACCGGGTTCAGTTCCCGACCGCCCTGCTTCAGCACCCTGTGCGTGGTGTAGATGTCGCCAATCTGAAGCAGCGCAAACACGATCAGCCAGCCGGTGTTCACTGTTTCACTTCCTCTGGCACAGACACTTGTGGGTCAGCCTGCTCCTTGATCTTGACGATGAGCGGCCACGCCCCCGTCTTGCTCGGCAAGTCGCCTAGCACTTGCAGGATTGCGTTCACTTCTTCAATGGACAGTTCTAGTTTAATCATGGCGTCACCCACGGCAGCGGCGGCGACACAATAGGCGGGTTGATTTGGTTCTGAATCTGCTGCTCCACCGCAGCCTCGGTCGCGGCCTTATCCACGCCGTTGGCCCAAATCCAGCCCAGCACTTGATCCTGCGTCAAATCAGCGTAAGGCGTGAAAGCACCCTGCACGACGGGAAACGAACAGGTCGAGTAGACGCTGCCGTTGTATTGGCCGTCTACGCCGTTGCACTGCCAGTGCGCCGTGACGACATAATCCGCGCCCTCTGCGGTTTGCGGGATGCAGTTAAGAACCGAGATGTTCCATGTGATTACAGTAGACATTTGATTACTCCTAATTAACCGCAATACAACACAGTCGGGACACAGTAAGAACCATCGGCGTATTGGTGCGTCTTGACCGTGCTAGTTACTTTGCCGATGGTGCTGCTGCGAATAATGTCATCCGCTTGGACACGCGCAGTGCCGTCGCCGTTGGATTCCAGCAAGTCGCCTTCCTGCACCGTGACGCTGCCATTGACGCGGCAGATAAACGCACCGACCGCCGTGACGTACATATCGTTGGTCGTAGTCCAGTCGTTGTCCCACGCCATAAACACGCCGTAGACCTTCTTGCTGCCAGCGGTGTCGCTGATCTTGGACTTGGGCAGTCGTTCATTGTTTTCACCCGGCCACACGCAGAGTTCGTTGATCGACTCCATCACCGTGCCGCGCAGAATGTCGGGCTTGCTGCCGTCTTGCAGTTGCGACCAGTGCGAACCAGCAAAAGCGTTGTAGGAAACCGTGTTGCCAGAAACGGAAATTGAGCCTTCTTGCGCTCCGTCTTGTACAAATCGAATTAAATCTCCATCGCTTGTCAATCTATTGACTGACATAACCAAACCATTATCTCTTGTAAAATAAACAAGACCCGTATCAGAAGATCCGGTTCCCGCTAAAGCAAAGCCCGCACCTGTATCTGTTAAACCAGTTTTGCCAACAAGCAAATTCCCGTCGCTCGTGATGCGGGCGCGTTCGGTGGGGCTAGTTGAGCCAGTAAAAAACCGAATGTTTGTGCCGGTGCTGCTGCGTGAGAAAAGCCCTAAATCGCCATTAACACCGCTACTTCCAACGCTGTCTGGAAGCCAACCAACATAACAACTAACGCTATTTGAAGGGACTGAACCAATGTAACCCAAATAAGTACCGCCAGTCGTATCAGAACCGGCATAAAGCGGGGTAGTTCCTATAGACGTAATTCTTGCTACGGCAGACGTTCCGCCTGCAACAAAATCCCCCCCGCTCGTGATGCGGGCGCGTTCGGTGTTGTTGGCGTAAAACAAGACCGGATGGTTTGTCGTAGTTCCAACTAACCCACCACCAAGCGCAGGGGCCACGCCCGAAAGCATTGAATATGTGCCATCAGACGTTCGTACATAAGTTGACGTACCGCCGGACTTAACAATATCAATGCCGCTTACAGAGGGGCTAGTTGCCCCCACCCCCAAATTCCCACTCGCATCCAGCGTCATCGCCTGCGTGAACGAGATGGTGTTGCCTGCGGTGCCGGAGGGGGCGGTGAACCAAGCGTGGGTGCCGTTGTACTGATAATAATTTGACGCAAACCCGTTATTCACATACACGTTGGCCGAACCAGACCACCGGCTGTTCTGCCGCATCTCAATGACGGAAGTGCTATCAGCCGAAATCGAACCAGCAGGCAGTTGCAAAACCTTGTACGTACTACCCCACGCACTCGGCGATACGCCCAAGCCGAGGTTGCCGCTGGTGTCAAGCGTGGCTCTAGTCGTGCCATACGTCCGCAACTGCAAAGTGCCACTTGAAGAGCCAGTAGCATTAATAAACGCAGCCGTTGCATCCGTTCCAATACGAAGCGTGGTTGCGTTTGCGTCTGCGGTGCTGGTTACATTGAAATACGAAGTGTCTGTGCTGCCGCGCACATCCAACTTATACGCAGGCGAACTCGTCCCGATGCCGAGGTTGCCGGAGGAGTCAAGCGTGGCTTTGAGGGTTCCGCTTGTATAGAACTCCAATCCGCTCCATTGGCTAGTGCGATAACCACCAATTGCCAGAGCAGTTCCGGGGGAGGCCAAAAACCCAAGTGACTCGTACCCGCCGACGGTCAATCCATCAACAAATGATCCAGATGGAGTGCCTGCGCTTGCGGTTTTTATTGCCAATGTCGCGCTCAAATTCGTTCCGTCAAATACCAGCGTATTTGTACTCGTCGCCACCTTGCTCGCATTTAAGTACAGGACGCAGTTGGCGGTGCCGCCGGAGAAAGTAGGATTGTTAGTGAGAGTGGTGATGCTGGCGGAAGTGGCAATCAGGTTGGTGATCGTGGCCGAGGCTGAAGTTAGAACTGTGATATTTGCGCTGGCCGCGCTGATGTTCCCAATATAGTTCGTCGCGTCAACTACATCCGTGCCGTTGCTGACCAGAATGATCTTGGCCTTATTCGGCACCGACACGCCGGTTTGACCCGAGACCTTGACGGTAACTTGGCCGGACGAAGTGTTGTTGAAGATAAAGTAAAGTTTCTTGTTGGCAGGGACGATGAGATTCGTGCTGGCCCCACCTGTTCCCGTCAATTCAATGTACATGTTACGGGCGACACCGGTCGCGCCGTTCGGGATGGTGATGGTGGTATCAGTACCGGTTGAAACGGCCTGAGTGACATAACCTGAAATCGCCTGTTCGATCAGGGTTCCAAGGTTGGTGTTCGTGGTATTACCCCAAGAACCTGCTTGGTCGCCCGTGCCGATCAGTTCAATAGCAAGGTTGGTGCTGTATGTACTAGCCATGTGTCATTACCTCACGCCGCAATCTGTGTCCAATTTGGGGTCTGCGACGTACTAATTTCGTTCCAATTTGCCGTTTGAGAAGTGCCTACGCCAGTCCAATTCGCGTTCTGATTGGTGTTTATCTGGCTCCATATGTTTACTGTACCAATTACGCCAGTCCCAACCACCCCAGAGACTACAACATTTGCCCCTGCGGATGTAGTGACCGTGCCAACCGCACCGCTTGCCGATACACCCGTGACCGGTATTACGATGCTAAGAAGAACCTCGACCGTCCCGACTGCCGTGGTGCCTTGTACGCCTGTGACAGCAATAACCTGATCGGTGACGACAAAGACCGTGCCTACGGCACCAGCAGCCTGAACGCCTGTGACAGCAGCCACCGCTGCCGCAGCGACAACTACATCACCAACTTCGCCTGTACCGGCTACGCCCGTAACGACGACATTCGCCGCCGCATTGATGGTGACGGTGCCGACCGCCCCTGTGGCCTGAACGCCGGTAACGGCAAGGACTTGATCCGTTTTAACGAATACGGTGCCAACGGCACCCGAAGCCTCAACCCCGGTAACAACCGCGACTGCCGAGGCCGCAACAACTACGGTGCCAGTCTGACCGGTAGCCTCAACGCCCGTGACGGAGATAACTTGATCGGTGACGACAAATACGGTGCCGGTCTGGCCCGTGGCCTCAACGCCTGTGACGGGGACATTTGCCGCCGCAAAGACAAGAACCGTACCGGTCTGGCCTGTAGCCTCAACCCCCGTAACTACGGCAATCGCAGACGCGACTACCGAACCGACAGCACCTGTCGCGGTAACATCAGAATGCCCCTCGCCCCAACCTTGTTCGCCCCAGCCTACACCGGAAGCGTTCCAACCGTCGAAGGCGACTATGACGCCTGCCACGGCCCTTTGCCTAACTTAATTAGGCGATACGAAGGATCGCGGTCGTCGAAGTCGCAGCCGGGAACTGAATGGTGAAGTTACCTGCCGTCGAGGTCTTATCGCCACCAAACGCCAGAACTGCCACAGCCTTGTTGCCTTGGGTCTCGTTGTAAATCAACGCACCGTTGGCAGTCAGCGTGGCGCTGTCCCAAGTGATGTCGTCGAAGTCGAGCCAAGCGGTCGTGCTGGTCGAGGTCGGTGCCTGCGAGATCGTCAGCGTCTTGCCACCTGCTACGTAGTTCGTACCGGACGAAGACACTTCGTTTGAAGTGGTATACGCCGTAGTGGTCGAATCCAACGTGGCTGAAGAGGTGTACAACGCAATCTTGAACTTATCCGCAGCAGTTGACGCACGGACAACGCCCGAACCAAAGTTGTGGACGCCTTCAAGGATTTGCACCTTGAACGATGTCACCATTGCTTGAGTAATCGCCATCTCAATCTCCTAGATGCTTTGCAGCATCACTGAATCCGTTTTCAATAAGAACACGACGCGCATTCATCCGTTCAGACTCTTGCGCTTCTTGCAGGTACTTCACAAGTACCCGGTTTAGTTCTTTCTCCGTTTGTACACGAAGAATGCGGGTGGTAGCCCGTTCAGCAATCTCTTCCGGGGTATACCCCCGGTTGCTCGTGGTCTGGACAAACACATGCCCAAGTTCTACGTCACCGGCAAAACTCATGTGACCTGCACCCTAACTTGTCCAGAACGGTACGCATCCTGACGATCCAGACCATCGCCCAGACGCTTCAATTGAGCAACGGCTTCCTGATACTTCTGGTCGTAGTACTGCATCATGTCGGCTTCGCCCTTGAGATAGGTATATGCCTCCCTGAGCGAGCCATACAGCAATACCGTCTCAAAGTTATCGCCAAGCCACGAAGTTGAACTCGTGACGATGGAGGGCGGGTAGTAGTAATAGTGCAGTTCAGCCGTGTACGCGAGATCGGGGGTAGGCCCGAGGATCATGCTGTTATTGTTCCAAATCGCGTAATACTGCGGCTTGCCATAACTATTCGGCGGCGGGTACGAAGCGCGGATGAAGTTCACATCCTTGTTCAGTAGATACTCGTACTCACCCGTAGTCGGGTCAATCACCGCAAGCGAGAACGTCGAGAGCCAATCAGACGGCAACGAAAAATACTGAAAGTTAATCGTCATCGTGCCGGTGACGTTCTTACGAATCGCCGGAATCTGGACTGAATTATAAATCCGCTCTTCAGCCAACTGCACAAACGTAGGGATATTCGCTACGAAAGACTGTTCAGTGCTTTCGCAGTAATCCTGAATCAACGTTGAGAGTTGACTGTAGTTCACGGAGACCAGCCAGACCGGTACTTGCTGTTGTTCTCAAGATTGATCTGAGACACGAACTTCGTGCCCTTGGTCGCAGCGCCAGCACCCTTCATTTTCATGTGGGTGACGCCCTTGTTGACATCCTTCTCAGGATAGCCATTACGACCGGTCGAATCCGTGTTCGGCCTAATCTTGCTGGGGTTCAGTTCTTTCATGATGATTACCTCGGGCCAGAAGAGCCACGCATCGGGCTGCGCTGGTTCATCACCTTCGCCATGCCACGACCGTACTTCTTCATCTCAGCATTGGTCTTGCCGCCAGCACGCATCTTTTTCGTGCCATGCATAGCACGCTCGTGCTTGCTGACCTCTTCCCGCGCAATCTTACGCATACCGTTCTTCATCTCAATCTCCTAGGTCGTTACGACCGTTACTGTCCCGACTTCGCCTGCCGGGGCTAGTGTATTCGGGGTTAGAGCCGCATCGAAGGAACTAGACCCTCCAACGGGGTTCCACCCCCACTGAATCATTCTACTACCACCGGCACCGTTGTTACCTTCTTCAAAGTAACTCAGGTCAGGTCTTGGGTTCCTAAGCGCCTGCGGGTCATCCACCGGGTACAGGCCCAGCGACAACTGCGGCTGATCAGGCTCCCAGCATTCCGGGCAAACCAAGATATTGACGTTCTTGGTCTTGATCACCAAAGACTTCAATTGGCGAAGTTTGTACCGGAAACCACACCGGTCGCACTCCGCGATAGCATGTTTGCCACTTGCAAACCTGTTCGGCATTAGTAGCCACCCAAGAAACTCTCACGTGGGACAAAGCGCACTGCAGCCTTTTCCCGATCCTCACCCGCCGCCAACTCCCAAGCCTCGTCGTACTGGGCCTTCAGAATCGGCGTACGGGCATCTGCGCCCGGAATCTTCATCGACAGCATGTAGGCCAGCCCCGCCACCATACAAGGCAGGAAGCGGAACGGAATGTCTTGACCGTTAGACCCCACACCGGGGTCAAACATACGGCGAAGTCGGGTGTAGTAGAGCGTCCACGTGGTCGTGTTGTCTGGCTTCGGCCAGACCGTAAATTGGGGGTAGACCACCGCCCCTGCCGAGTCCGTTGCGCCCGTGCGACGATTGATCCAAATCTGGATCGGTCGGCCTGTCGCGTTCTTGTTCGGGATGGCAACGTAGGTGCTGGACGAA